GTGATGGCGGGGCCCTAAAGGCCCCGCTTTTTCAATCAAGCCACGAAGCAAGGCGCATACCCAGCAGCCGGTGCTCCCGGGGGATACCGCGTCAGCCGCGCCGTCAACACGCCACGCAACAATCGCGAAGACCTGCTCCACCAGGTTGCGTGATGCCTAGAGCAAGCTGGCCTGGCTGTCGTCCCAGCTCTTAATTATCAGCTCCCCGAACTTCTTTCCTCTCCCCTGCCCGCCGCCAATGGTGTAGTCCAACTGGAGCGGCACCAGGTCGAAGCCGGCGAAGACCTCGCGGATCTCAGGATGGTCGTTGATCGAGACCACGAACCGGCCAGCCGAGGTGCGCATCAGCTCCGCCATCGCCTCGTACTCAGCAAACGGGAACTCAACGCCATAGCCCTCGGTTTCCCAGTAGGGCGGATCAAGGTAGAACAGTGTTCCCGGGCGATCGTAGCGCCGCACGCACTCCTGCCATGGCAGACACTCGATTACGGTGTTCGCCAGGCGAAGATGCACCGCGCTCAGTTCCTCTTCAATGCGCAGAAGGTTCAATCGCGGCCCACCAGCCGTCACCACACCGAACGATTGCCCCTGTACCTTGCCGCCGAATGCAAGCTTTTGCAGGTAGTAGAACCGCGCTGCGCGCTGGATGTCAGTCAGGGTCTCCGGGCGCTCCATCTGTGCCCACTCGAACATCTGTCGCGAGACCAGGGACCAGCGGAACATCCGCACGAACTCATCCAGGTGGTGGCGTACACACCGGTACAGCGACACCAGCTCGCCGTTGATGTCGTTGAGCACTTCCATCTGGGCTGGGTATGGCCGCATCAGCAGCGACGCGGCACCGCCAGCAAACGCCTCGACATAGCAGTCGTGGATCGGAAAGTGAGGATAGAGGTGCTTAAGCAGCCGGCGCTTGCCGCCCGGCCAGGAAATAATTGGCTTTGTCATGGTTTCTCAGCATTTGCGATAGATAAAGCCGACAATCCCGCCGCTCTCGCGAGGGCGACGGGGCCACGGCCAATGCCAGGTGCTGAGATCACCTGTGTTGCGGCGCCGCCCGGCTGCTTGCCGGCACCCGGGCGGCGCCCTGTCTTGCTAGACGGTCACTTCGATGAGCGGCAGGTTGGGCGCAGCTTCCACCAAGCGCCCAGCCCGAACCCACACGTTGTACGGGATTGGCAACTGGAGCTGACCAAACGCCCGCATCTGCACTCCGTCATAAGTGGTCAGCGTGCTGGTTCCGTCACCGTTGTGGGCAGTGACGGTCGCCAGCAATCGGGGGCTGCTGGTCACCAGCTCGCCGAATTGATCCCAGAGGTCAGTCCGCATCGGTGTAGTGCCTTTCCAGAGTAGCGGTCTGTTCAATCACAACGGCCTGCTGATCGATCACAACCTCGATGCGCAAAGACTCGCATTGGCCGTGCCAGGTGCCCTCAGCAGCAACGACCTCCACCAGATCCAACGGCATGATGGCACCCACTTCCCCTGCCTTCAGCGGCTTCGGGAAAAGGGGAACCGTCAGGTCCACGGCTGCCTGCTCACCGCGATCGCTCAGAACGTTGCGTCCTCGCTCAGCACCTGCCGCAGCGACGCTGATCAGTGGGCTGCTCACTTGCTGAGCGTAGAGCTGCCCCGCCTCACCAGCTTTGCGCACCTTGCAGGTGACTCCCTTCCCCGGGATCTCGCCAGTCACTACGACGGCGTCATACAGTGGCGCGCTCCGCATCTGCAAGCTCTCAGTCAGCACAATGTCTTCCTGCACAACATGGGCTGGCTGAGTGTCGCGCCAGAGCCATGGGCTGACTGGGTAGCTCGCGCGGACGTGAAGCGAGAGGTCTTGCGGATGAGATTGAACAACCGCCCCGCTCGCCTCGGCCAGTGCACTGATCGCATCAAGGGGCGTGCTGGCGTCATAGAACCAAGCACCAGCGGGCACCGTCCAATCAACCGTCTCGTACTGGCTGGTGAATCCGGTATCGGCCAGTTCTTCGGCCACCAGCTGGGCCATGCTCCTATCCTCGTTGGCAACCTTGACCCTTGCCGGCGCGTACGGCGCCGCAAGCAGCGCTGTCCGCGACCTGCCGCTGAGCCGGACTCCCCCATCGGCAAACTCTCGCTGCTTCTGGAAGCTCTCGATGATGCCGGTCCACACATGTCCATTGAGAGATACCTCAAACTGGCGCGGGCCACCCGCCGTGGGCTTCAGCAGCGACAGTTGCGTTGGGTCGGCCAGCTCAACGTCGAAGGTCCACCCCCAGGCGCTCCTGCTCGCACTGAGCGAGATCCTCGACACCTCGATGGGCGTCCGATCAGGGAGCCGTACAAACGAAACTTCATTGATCACGACATACGTCCTGCGTTGCGGTCGCACCACGTAGCACGCGGTGGTTCCAAGGTTGAGGGGCGCAAGACCCGGGACGCCCACCAACGAGCAACCCAAGTTCAGCGAAACGGAATGACCTGGCGGAACGCCGGGCTCTGGATCTGGATCGGGGTCAGGCTTTACCGGAGGGCGGATGACCCAAGGCAACGGCCTCGCAAAGCCCCAAGGCAAGCGACCAGGACGCCTGGTCACGCCGAGGTGCTTCCAGCTGTCGGACCAGCTATCGCTTGCCGTGCTGGGTGCTCCCTGCCACGTCAGGCCCCGCTTCGCGTGGACAGGTAAGCCTCGCATCCACGCGATACGAGCCGTGATCCCGGCAACGTCGAGCCTGCCTCGCCAACCAGCCAGTAGGAATCGCGACGCCTGCGGCAACCCACCCCACGGCAACCCAACGCTCTCGCCAACGAGAGCAGCATTCCGCCAACGAAACCCCGCCTCGCCAGCAATGCGGGGGGCGACGCCCCACGCAACTGACGTGGAACCGTCCACCCGTGACGCGCCCTCCCATGGCACTAAGCGCGAACAACGGAGCGAACTCGACGTGCCCCAGCCAACCTTGGTGGAACACCTCGCCCGACCAGCATCTCTCCAAGCGATCGAGACGGCGAGCGACAGGCCCCGCACTACGGGCTCAACAGGATTCTCATCCCAGTCGACACCGAGATTCAGTGACACGAAGCCGCCACTTCCACCGAAGCGCGGACCAAGGTTCAGCCGAACAAATGCCCCGCCCTGGGCCATCATGCCTCCATCTTTGCCGGCACTACCCCGTCTTGGATGGCTGAGTTGACCCTGCCAGCCACATCCGTACCGATCAGCCGGTACCTCAGCGTTCGGTCGATGCCTTGAAGACGCCACACGCCATCCGGGCCGCTCAGTACTGACGCCAAGTACTGGAAGGTTACGGCGTCCTGCATCGCATAAACCTGGATGTACACGCGACTCGGCACATTCATGATCTTCGCCCGGCCGTCGTCCTCGCCCTCCGGAGCGTTTCCGCCGAGGAAGCCGTCGCCGCCTCGGGGGCCCCAACTGCGATAGAAGGTTCCATGAATCATCGCCAGGGCGCATCCAGGCGGAACAGCACTTGGCCGTTGCGATCGGCGACATCGGGCTCTACAACGTTGTAGTTCACCACCAACCACTGGCCGAGCCCGATTCCTTCGATGAAGGGCACTACGCTGCCCTCCGCGTGCGGCCGAGCATGCAGCGGCACGAGAACACCAGGCAAGTGTCCACGCAGGGCGAAAGCGGCTTCACGTACAGCGGCGCGAGTGTAGTTGTAACCACCGTGGGAACGATCTGGACCGACAGGGTACGCACCAGATCCGTAAGAACGATTGTTGGAGACACCGGCAGGCGGGTCGATCCCGGTAGTCGCAATGCGACCGGGGGCATTCTGCCCGCCGCTGTAGCTGCGCATCACGAAGCCGCCCGGTACATACGATCGATCACGCCCGGTAACACCGTCCACCGCCGTTCCCAATGTAGATGCGAAAAACAGCGAGCAGACGTCGGCGTTCCATGCCGGGGTGTAGAACGTCAAATCGTTCGAACCGAACATCGCGAAGGGGAAAACATCTCCTGAGACTGCCGTGTCAAGGTCCCCGAAGTAGTAAGGTCCAAGGCCATTGCCGAAGTTGCTCCATGCGGTAAACAGATAGAAGCCAATCTCTGTTGCTATGGCCATCCAGCTACGCGCATCGGGAGCTGTCGTCGGGGCCTTCGCAATGAACGAGCCGCGCGCCTGGAGCACGGCGCTCGGCGTTTGGTCCGCACCGTTATCAATGTCAGACATCGAGCTGTAGGCAAGCAGCTGAGCCACACAACCAGTGTTCAGCGTTGCAGCCGATGCATCGTCGCGCACCCGCAAATAGGTGCCAGAGCCTGTCGTAGCGCTATTTCGGAACACCTGCACAGATGAACTGGCGTAGGGGCGAGTCCATCCTGCCCCTGGCTTTGAAGATGCTCCATCCCCGTAGCCCGTCACCAGGATCGCATTGAGGAGTGCAAGCAACGACCCAGCTTGCCCGTTGAGAACAGGCGCGCCCGGATCGCTGCTGCGGTAGACGACCGGTACCAGGGTCACTGGGCACCTCCCGCGACGTTGCCCACCACCATAAGTCGAGTGGAGTCGGTCGCACCCGCCGGCGTACCAGGCAGCGTAGTCCGGGCCATCCACACCGGCGCCAGGCCTCCCACAGTATTAAAGCGCACGACATTGTTCACCGACCAACCACCACCCCAGCCAGCAGCGCGCATGCTGAAGTACGCCTTGTTAGTTCGAGGGTTGATGGGCGCAAGGTCCGTTGTGGTGCTCCCAGTGGCGATCACGCCCACCGTCTCCCCCATAACTTCAAAGTTTGTCGTACTGGTGAACCGCACAGCCCATCGCTCCGTGATGGCGTCGCTGTTGGTCACTTCGAGAGGAAAGTCCGTGTCGTTGTAGGTGCCAGGCGCCGGACTGCCAATCGGAATGTTGCTCCAGGCTCCAGTCCACGCAGCCTGATCGAACAGGCTCTCGACGCGCGCCTGCAGGTCCAAGGACCCATTTGCCTCGCCAAGCCGCAAGGCGGTGCTGATGAGGGATTCGCCAGCTGGGTAGTCGTGGGTGAGGCCCGTGTTGATTTCAATCTCTCCTGTGATCTGCGGTTGGACCACCAAACGGCGGTCCTCGACACGCTCGCTCACTACGATTGGCAGCGTGTACGCGGAAAGGTTGAGTGGATCGCTGAAGGTCAAGCTCCCTGCATCAAGATCAGCGGTGTACCAAGCACTATCCACGGGCTTTCCAGCCGCGTCCCTGACTTCCACCCCTGCGATACGCGTCCGGCCGAAACTCAGCACCTGATTCGCCTGGGGCTCCGCAACGCTGTGCTTTGCCGTGTGGTGAATCAGGACCGTCTGCCCGGGCTTGAACGCTGGAACACGACCGTCGCTGGGAAGGCGAACAGATGAGAGGCCGATCACCACCTCAGACAGGGGAATGGACCGATAGACCACGGCTCCCATGTAGATCGAGCCAGGCAGGACCAGAGCCGGCCGCCAGACGCGGTCCCCTTCCACCAACGCGGGGTCGAACCAAGGCATTCCCTCATTGCCAGCGACAGGCACCAGCTCGCCGAACTGCACCTTGACGACACCGCTCTCCCAATCGACCGTCCCTCGCATCTGGGAGGTGGCGATATCGCCATTTATATCCGCCGTCGCGGTCAGCAGCTCTCCGTCGAGGCGGCTGGCCCTCAACGTGAACATGCCCGGTCGAAGAGGGGAGCCCGGGGCGCGGAAGAAGATGAACGCAACGCCCGGGTCAGCGATTCGGGTCAGCAGGGAGAGGATCTGGACCTGATTGCTTCCGCCTGGCACCCACTGCGACAGATTCACCACTCCCGACGTGTAATCGATCGTGCCTGCGTAAACACCCGCGCCAGTGGCAGGGTCGATGCTGTGATACAGGCCGCCGCTGCGGTCTACGTATGTCCGCCCACGGAAACTGAAGCGCACGCTACCAGGAACGACGCTATCACTGATGGTGGGCGTCAGCTGCAGCTGCATCGCGGGCAGCGGCAAGCTCTCCTGCGCTTGCTGCGAGGAGTCGCCCGACAACAGCCAAGCGACTGAGATGATAGTGCCAGCAGAAAACTCAGCGAGCACATCCAAGCGGCCGTACCCCACCACCTTCAGCCGCCCGGACTGAAGCTCGTATTGCGGGTAGGACACCTGGCGGACCATGAACTTTCCAGCCTGCAGGCTTACCGCCCCGGTCGCATAGTTCACCGAGCCCAACACCGTGTCGGCACTGGCATCACCGACCGAGACGGCCCGCAGGTTTCCATTGCCATCGTCCCTGGCGATCGCGCGCATTGGCTGCGGCGCTGACGAGATGTCGTCGCGATCGCGGCGCACGCTGATCACCCAGTCAAGGAGAACCGAGCCCGGCCGCACAGGCCCTTGCGGCAGCACAAAGGAGACGATCCCGGAGCCGTCCGGCACCGGCTGTGGCGCCGCATTGAGCTGCTGGCCCGAGTCATATGTGACCGCGACCTGGCTATCAGCGTCCGGCAGGGTCGCCGGCCGCAGCGTTACCTCACCTGTGGCATACGCGATCGAGCCGCGTAGCTGTCCCCCGACAAGCAGACCACCCACGCCGTTATCGGTCACCTCGATGTCAGCGCCGCCGACGCGGAGCAGCATGTGAACACTGCCCGGGATCGCGGTCCCCTCCCCCAACGTGAAGTGCAACGCGGGCGGCAAAATGGCGGCATCGCCCGTCCGAGGCTCTGCCACAACCGCCGTGCCCCACGCGCCAATGATGCTGCTCTTCAGGTCCGGCAAAGCCCCGGCCGTCAGGACGACCGAGCCGGTCATGTAGTTGATCGTGCCACCGCCCTGACCCGGCTTGCCAACCAGCTGCCCCTTCCCGTTGTCGCTCAGCCTCACCCAACGCCCCAGAGCCCGATAGTCGACAGTGACCGTCCCAGGCGCCGGCAGAGGGGTCAGCTGCATCAACCAGACCATTCCCTGGTTGTTTTGGGTCACCGTGATCTCGTCGGTGTAGCCCTGCACAGAGATTGAGCCGGCAGGAGTGGCGGAGATGCTCAGGCTGGTCAATCCGACGCCCGTAGCGTGGGAGATCGTTATCACCCCGGATTGGTAGTCGACGCTTCCGCTCCAGGGAGTCACCGCCGCCGATTCCAGGGCACCGCTGCCGTCATCTACCAGCTCGACGCTTCCAGCCATGACTTTGACGCTACCCACTGCCACACCGGTGCCCAAATAGCGGTTGACCGCCACGCCGGCATTGAAGCTCGCGGAGAACGTTTGGCTCAAGCTCCCGACCGGCCCGGACTGCACGTGACTGATGGTGCCCATGCCAGCCAGAACGTCGCTCACCGGCGTCTCCGCCGTGGAGGTGGGGACAATCGGTACATACGGCGTGTCGACCACCACAGAGAGGTCGCCGGGCTTGGCAGCCGCAGAGAGGCGCTTGACGCTGTGATAGCTCGTCGCGTCAACCACGTTTGTCTCATACACGCGGGTGGCCGGCTTTGTTGCGCTGTAGCGCACGACCTCTTGTCCGAAGAAGTTCCGCAGCAGCGGGTTGATCAACTCGATCACGAGAACATCGCGCTCGAATGCGCCCTGATCGTCCGTGAAGGTGCGAGTCGTCCTGGATAGGACAGTTCTCACACGAACGTACTGCTCCGCCTCGTCATGCCCGGAGCCGGCGAGAGTCAACAGGCTGAAGTTGTCATTGATGTCGGGGCTGGGCGCATCTGACGTGGTGTAGACCAGCATCGTCATTTGGCCGCTGAAATGGTTGCCCATCAGGATGAACCTGGACTCGGTACCGCGCGTGATGTAACTCTCGACGCGGTTCTTTGCATCCAGCCGAACATCGCTGTACGACCCGGTCGCGAACATGCTCACGGTCACACGAGGATCACTCGGAGGGTCGATCAGCACGCCGATCGCATCCTTCAGCACGTCCGGTGCAGCCGTATCCAGGTGTACGAACAACTTGCGCAGAGTCGTTCGCCCCGTTGTGCGTTCTTCATCACCGATGTCGGGAAACAGATTATTCATGGCGCCGTCGATGATCTCGGCTTGCACCATCCGGCCACCACCGTCGGGGTTGTCGGTGAGTCGCTGCGATTGGCGCAGCTTGATATCGATAGCGGAGATCGTCATGTGTTACACCGTCATAAGGCGAAGAGTGATAGAGAAGAGATCGGCATCCAATGCCGGTACTGCGAAGCGAGTCGGCTCAACTTCGATCGCCGGGCCATCGGTTCGGCGCCAGCGCACCTGAAACTGTCGGTCCCCGCCGTTGTGCGCGGGCATGATGAGATTGATGGGCGCCAGGCGCGC